CTCTTCTCTTTCAGATGACCTTCTTGTAGCAGAACTCCAACGAAGAGAACTAGAACGTTTGTCCACAGCACAACAAGAGATATCCACATCTGTGGAAAAGACTACTTCCAAGCAACGCGATACGGAGCCACTTCTCTCAGCAGAAGGCCGTCAGGTACGCGCCTATTGGCATGAGCTTGGCTATGAGGCCACGAGCGCAAGCAATGAATACTGGAATACCCTCTCCAAGCATATCCAGACCTTTGAGCAATTCAAGAGCCTCTATGAGTACACCCGTTCCAAGCTGGTAGGTGCCAAGGATGAGACGGTATACCCTGGGAATTTGGTGAAGTGTGTCAACGGGTGGAAGCAGAAGCAGACACCAGCTCCTGTAGAAGCCAAGGCAACGGTCTATAAGCCCCGGGATTTAGCCGCTGAGATGCGTGCAATGGAAGCAAAATACAGTAAGCCAGCAGGGAGGAACTAGCTATGAGAGAACGAACATTACCGCAAAACATCGAAGCTGAGCAGGGAGTACTTGGGAGTATCCTTATTGATCCACAGTGCTACGACTTGGTAGCAGACAGCCTGAGCCCTATAGACTTCTACCGAGACGGTCACCGGGTGATCTATCAGACAATCATGAGTCTGGTCGCGCGTCGATGTAAACCGGATTACATCACCATTTGTGACGAACTGGATCATATCGACAAAATGGAAGAAGTAGGTGGAGCGGACTACATCACCTCACTCATCAATCGTGTGCCGACGAGTGGGAATGCTGAGTACTATGCTGACATTGTGAGAAGGACATCAGCGTGCAGACAGCTTATCCACGTGGCTGGCAGTATCGCGGCTATAGCCTATGAGGAGGATGAGAAAGCAATGGAGAAAGCCGAAGCGCTTCTCTTTGGTATCCAACGACAATCGACTATCCAGAACTTTGTAGGCATGAATGAAGTTACCACTGAGTATATGACTGAACTGGAATATGTGCATGAAAACCGAGGGTCCTATACTGGCGTGCCGACTGGCTACACAGACATCGACCGAGCACTCGGGGGATTACAGAAGTCAGACCTGATCTTGCTCGGCGGACGCCCCGGGTCCGGCAAAACATCGCTAGGGCTGTGCATGGGCTATAACGCGGCACTCAGGGGCTACAAAGTGGCTGTTGTGAGTCTTGAAATGGGACGCAGGCAGTTAGCGCGTCGCCTTACCTCTATGGCCTCGAAGGTTGACCTGCAGCGGTTGCGTTCTGGCTGGTTCGATGATGATGAGTGGGGGACGATTGTCGAGAGCATGGGAAACCTCTCGCAGCTGCCTATCTATATCAATGACACGGCTGGCAATCCTCTTGCCTCAATCCGTAGCCAGTTACGACGTCTTGTCTCACAGCAGAACGGTATAGACCTTTTGGTTGTGGACTACCTCGGTCTTATTGCGCCCGAGGAAAATACAGAGAACCGGGTGCAAGAGATATCCAAGATTAGCATGGGCTTGAAGCTGCTCGCGCGTGAGTTCGACATTCCGGTCCTGGCTCTGGCTCAACTTTCTAGACAAGTCGAGAGCAGACAGAATAAACGCCCACAATTATCAGATTTAAGAGACAGCGGAAGTTTGGAGCAGGATGCGGACATAGTACTCTTCTTGTATCGTGACGATTATTATGCTGAGCAGGAAGCAAGGAAGGATTACGTCCCTACGAACATAGCAGAGGTGAGTATAGCGAAACACCGCAACGGACCGACAGGGAACGTCAATCTGTACTTCAAGGGAGAGCAGACCATGTTTTACAATTTAGAAGAGAAGTTTGAGCAAGGAAGAGAGGATTAATATGAACAAATCTTTAGCAGTAAGCAAAAATCAAGCATTAGAGAAAATAACACAAGATGACATGCTTAGGGAAGTATACAGCTTAGAGCCGTTTACTCTAGATTATATGGTTGATCTTGCGCTTTCTTGCAATCCTGATAAGAGATGGCAGGCTTATGAGCAGATCAAAGGTTTTGCTTCTGGTATCGTTGGCTTTAACGCGCGGCATGATGAACTGGCAACATGCACACACTATGAGATCGTGATTGAATTTATCGACTGGCTTCTGCCAAACGAGGATTTGGCACGGCTAGCAATGTTTGGTGGAGAGGATTAATCATGGCGAATCAACAAATTTTACAGTGGGCTGCTCAGCACAACTATCCTGCCATCCAATTTGTAGGCGTGAGTCCTGTAAAGCTTTATCCAGTTCAAGGATTGCCACCTGCTACACGGCTATTGAAATATGCCATTGGGATAGATGGATGCAAAGACAACAAGATGTTTTGGGAAACGGCTATCTGCCTTGCAAGCAGCGACATGATTAACGGACTGTCGAACTATATAGAGAGTTTGGAAAGTGCCTCATGTTAACCGCTTACCAAGTTCTACAAATATCGCCCATGGCAACAGCAGACGAAGCCAAACGAGCCCACAGGCAGCTGGCAAAGCAATATCATCCTGATGTCTATAAAGGCCCCGATGCGCACGAACGAATGAAGGTGATCAACCTGGCCTATGATGCAATCAAAGACGGTCGTGGCCGCTTCTGGACGTCTCCTCTTCAGCAGAAGCAACCAGCTCCACGTCCACAGCCACAGGCACAGCCTGCACAGGAAAAGCCAAGCTTGGGAGATATGATCCGGTATGCCAATGCTCACGAGTTCGAAGTCATGGATAGCTACCTCCTCAAGATGGAAGTAGGTGGGCGTGATAAGTACTCGAAGATGAGGATTACCGAGCTTGCCTATACGGTTGGTCCAGACATTCTCAAGAAAGCAAATGAAGCAATTATTGGGAAATACTCTACTGAAGATAGATTAGTAGGAACGGCTATCAGGTGGTATCTCAGGGGACTCAAGATAGAGCTAGCAATTCGTAAAGCGTGCGTAGATGATCGATTTTATAGAGATCAAGCAAGGAAGAAGGCAAGAGGATGATTAATAAATCGAAATGCGTGAGATGTTCATGTGAATTGGACATGTTCGGCTTTCATATCGATGCAGTAGTATTTGAAGACGAATTGCTTGCAGAGGGGATAGAAGTAGATAACGGTGATGACTTGTGTGAAGAGTGCGCAAATGAGGTGAGGGAATGATCCAAGTACAGAACGAGATACCTACCGAATACACAGCTCTATTTGCAGAGTACGTGGCTGCTCTCAAGAAGAAGTGCTCACACATCATGTGGGTCGTCAAGGAGCGTGGGCACAAGACCATGATGATTCCCAAAGAGCAGCATGTCGAGATGGTGCAGAGGCTGCTCTTGAGTGGGGATGAGAGAAGAGTGAGGGTAGCTGAGGAGGTGATGAAGAGGAGTATAGGGACATGGAGGGAAAGGTAGATGAAGTGTAAACACCAGAGTATCGAGATTACAGAAGTCACCATCGTCAGGACAGTCTACACCGTGATTGATGGCTGTCCTACTTCGACTGGCAAGATACCACGACCAGAGCCATCAGAGTTCCACGTTCGCTGCCGCGATTGCGGATACGCGCACACATACCGGTATGCTAGCGGTATGTTCAACCATTGGAGCAAGCCGTACTGGCTCTACGATCATATGTCTCTCATCAAGTCGGAGCATATGAGAATGGAGCATATATCTAGGGATAATGCAGACAAGAGAACCAAGAAAGGAAAAAGTTGATGAAAACGACTGAAGAGATAAAGCCAAACTACGCTCCGATTTACGCGGCAGCACTTTACCCCAAGCTTTGCAAGGTTTTCCAGAAGCACGGGTACGCTCTCGCCGTACATGGAAGCATGGCAAGAGACTTTGACCTGATTGCAGTCCCCTGGGCAGAGAAGATATCAAGTCCTGAAGAAGTCCTCAAAGAAGTCGCTAATGGCTACATTATTCGGGTAGTTGGAGAGCCGGACGTAAAGCGCTATGGCAGGATGGCCTATACGATCTCAGTAGGTTTTGGAGAGTGCGCTCTGGACTTGTCATTCTTTCCTGACATCGAAAAGATTGAGACACCCACGCCAGAATGCCAGTTTTAACGCGACTGTAACGCTGAGAGATGGCCTTGCTGAGGTGAGACGGTAGATTGGGCATTCTCGATAGGCAAGGCCTCAAAATCGCAACGTAGCGCGATTGCTTGACTGCTAGCTCAACAATGGAAAGGACGTTCGATGATTGCTAATCCAATGACCGCTAGAGAGAGTTTCGACACCTTCTATACCCGGAAGCTAGACGCACTCAAGATTGAGCTGAAGGCCATT